CAAAGCATGGACACCGGAGGTTCAACCGATGTATTTGGTGATACTGGGGGTTTTGAGCCGCAAATAGAAGTAATACAGGACATTGTTTCAAGCGGCCCAGTACAGAATTTTAACCAAGTAGTTACCCAAAGTAACACCGAGGAAACCCCTGCTGAAGAAGTTGAAGTCATGCAGGATTTAAGTACTTCCGTTACCGAGATGAAGTTTGAACAGGACTTCAATGACGCTATTGCTACGGGGCAGACGATAGGACAATTCCTGTCTAATCAGCTTCCAGACTTTGGGCAGTTTAATGTGGCTCCTCCAAGCGTTGACGAGGCTCGTACAGTACAACGTGCTGAGAGCGCACTGGAAACGATGACTGAGGCTGAGATAGAGCAAAGTATTGAGTCGCAGCTTGATAACGTACAAGACTCCGGCGGATTCGATGACCAGACACTAACTATTCTGCTGATGTCGAGAGTGCCGGGTTTCGATGTCTACGGGGTAGAGCTACAAGATCAGAGCCAGTGGTATCAGGAAAGGGAGATATACGGCGGTAACAGGCCAGTTGATGGCAATATAAGAGCTTTCCAAGGACAGGGAGCGCAGACCTTTCAGGAGATGGTGGAAGGTCAATATGACAGATAAGACAGAGATTGAAGTCGGAGCAATCAAGCTCACTGGCGGCAAACTGCTTATCATTATCCCTGTTCTGGGTACGATAATCGGTGGGCTATGGGGCGGGTTTGAACTATACCAACGACTTCTTGATGCTGAAGCAGCGATTGTTAATTACGTTTCACCGGACTTCTCTTCTTACGATGAGGGCTTGGCGGTATTGTCAACCAGACTGGAGGATCAGGAAAGAATCCTGAATACGGTCGAGGCATCGCTGCGACAGGACATTGATGACCTGACCAGCCAGAACCAGAGGATGCTCAACAACGTAAATCAGCAGATTGACCGAATAGAAGCAGATGTTGCCACCATCGAAGACGTTGCGCGGGGAGCTGACGACACGGTGGCTACTGCTACACGGGAGTTGCGTGATGATGTCTATGCGCTCGAAGAGCGCGTTAATGACAGTCTGAGAGATGTGGATACAGAGCTACGCACTGTACGCGATGATCTTGAAGACAGAATTCAACAGATACTGGATAACCCTCTTAATGACAGCCAATAGAAGTACGTTGAGAGAAGATGTTGTGCGTATCGATGAGAAGATGAAAACGATTTTTAATCGGCATTCATCTCTTGAGAAAAGAGTTAATGTAATGGAGGAGAAAATAAACCAGATAAGCCCTGCGGTTAAATTTGGCGAGAGGGTTTTTTGGATTATTTTACTTGTTGCCATTACCTTTATGGGGAGTTACTACTAATGAAACTTGATCCAGTGCTGCTAGATACAGCTTGTCGTTACGCTAATAAGGCATACGATGACGAGATACCCATCTCAATAAAGATTGAGTCAAAGTTAACATCTACTACTGCTTATGTGGTGAAGCGGAAAAGTATCGATATTATCTGTTTCAGAGGAACCGCGTCTGGACTCGATTGGCTCACGGACGCCTTGGTAGTGCCAGTGCCTTATGCCGGAAGGCTTTGTCATGCGGGATTCGTCATGGCTCATGCATCAGTGTGGAGCAAGATAAAAGATCATATCCATCCCAAGAAACGCACGTTATTTTGTGGGCATAGTTTGGGAGGCGCTCTTGCTGAGCTGTCAGCAGCAAAGCTTCACAAGAAACACCCCAATCTTAATTTGGTAACCTTTGGAAAGCCTAATACCTTTTTCAAGGGATTCAAGCGGCCTATGGAACTGGACAAGCAAATCTCTTGTGTTTGTGGGTCTGATATGATTGCTCGTATACCCAGACTTTGTTATGGGCCAAGCAAGTCCCAGACGATGTTGTACTTTGCTAATGCAGGGGGCGATTATATCGACCCGGCTAAAAGTTTTCGGAAGGAAGACCGGAGCATTACTGATGCGGTGTCCGACCATTTTATGAGTGGTTATACGGAACGGCTGGAAGCCTTCTTAGAAAATCAAAGCAAGAAGCCTAAAAATGTCGAAGACCTAATTACCGATGAGGAAGCTGCCGAGCTTAATAAATTACTCGATGAGGTTCAAAATGCTTAAGTTATTACCCCTATTATGTTTACCCTTTCTTGCGGGATGCGCGGTTTCTGAAGATATGATCGAGAACAAAGAGCTGTATTGTTCTGGGCTTTATCAAGGCATACGGGCTGTAGGGCGGGTAGCTACTGAGGTTGTGTCTGGGGTTACCATACCTGATGTGTGCGACACTATCGACGAGATAGTGGAAGAAGAAGCCGAGGAGGAAAGCGCCGAACCGGCGCTAGGAAAAAGTGGTGGCTAACATTAACGCAATTATAAAAGTTATGTTCTTTATCAATGAGTTAAAATGAAGTTTGGTAGCTTGCTCAAAACCTTAGCCCCTACTATAGGTAGTGCGATTGGTGGCCCTATGGGTGGTATGGCTGCAAAGATGGTAGCGACTAAACTGGGCATTAAAAAGACAGATACTCATTCGATAGAAGAGGCTATAGAAGCGGCTGGGCCAGAAAAAATAGAGGAGATAAAAGCTGTAGATCAGGAGTTTGCGCTCAAGATGAAGCAGCTAGATATTGATGTTTTTTCCAAACAGGTTGAAGACGCACAGGATGCCCGAAAAGTGTTCGGTGATGATCCCATTCCCAAGCTCTTTGCAATGTTGGCGCTGGTTGGTTTCCTTGGCTATGTATTTCTGGTCACGCTTCAAGACCCCGCATCTAATGATGACGCAATTGTTAACCTTGTGCTTGGGTATCTTGGTGGTCTTGTATCCGGTATCTCTGCGTTCTTCTTTGGTGCAAATAACAGTGGAAAGAAATGATATGGAAAAATTGATTCAACAGCTTAAGCGTCACGAAGGGGTGAGGAATTATGCCTATCGGGATGTCAATGGATTGCTCCATATTGGATGTGGGCGAAATATTGAAGGGGAAGGAATGCACCGAGGGTTGGGAATCAGTAATGATGAAATCGAGTATATGCTTAGGAATGATATCGAGCGGACTATAAAAGAATTAAGTTCTGAATATCAATGGTTTAACGAGCTTGAGGATGGTGCTAGACGAGATGCGATTATAAACCTTCACTTTAATCTGGGTAGACCCCGGTTTGCCAAGTTTAAGAAAGCGATTGCTCACATGGAAAAGGGGAACCATGATATGGCAGCGAGTGAATTTCTGGATTCACGGTGGGCTAAGCAAGTAAAAGGTCGTGCTTTAGAGGTTACTGACATGATCAAGACAAATACCTATGTATGAGTATGAGTGTGTAATTCGTAAAATCGTAGACGGGGATACTATTTATGCAGATGTCCTATTGGGTTTTGGGGTGGTGTTGCATGGTTCCCGTGGGAGGGGGGTTAATATTCGTCTTTATGGAATTGATACTCCCGAATCTCGCACACGAAATAAACAAGAGAAGAAATACGGTTTACTGGCAAAGAAATTCGTCCAAGACTTTATCCCAGTTGGATCAACAGCTATTCTCAAAACCAAAAAGAAGGGTAAATATGGACGTTACTTGGGAGACTTTAAGGTAGGACGAAAGTGGTTATGTAAAGAGCTGCTTAAAAACCATCACGCTGTAGAGTACACAGGCCAGAACAAGAAGCTAGTCGCTGCTGGTCATATCGCTAATCGGTCAAGGGTAATATTAGATGTTGGTTAAATACGAATTTGAACCCGGCGTCAACAGGGAAGGAACCCAGCTAACGGCTGGCAGCGGCTGGTATGATGCGGATAAGATTCGTTTTCGTAAGGGGCGACCTGAGCAGATCGGCGGCTGGGCTAAATATTCTGTTAACGCTTTCTTGGGTGTATGTCGGTCGTTGCTGGACTGGGTGGCTCAATCGGCTATAGATTACCTTGGTCTTGGAACCAACCTGAAGTTCTATGTAAGTGTCGGTGATGGTTTTAATGATGTCACCCCGATACGCACTACCACCGTTGCTGGCGCGGTTACTTTTGCGGCATCCACAAGCTCTTCAACCCTCGCGGTTACTAACACGAGTCATGGGGCGGTGGTTAACGATTTTGTGACCTATTCGGGTGCTGTTACCTTGGGAGGAAACATCACCGCTGCGGTATTGAATCAGGAATACCAGATCACTGAGATTACTAATGCGAATGAATACACGATTACGGCGAAAAACACTCTAGGGGTTACGGTAACAGCTAACGCGCTTGATACTGGC